ATGCCTGGCGACCCCAATCCAATGTATGACCACAAATACTTCATCGCAGGGATGGTGTATGCAAGTTTTGTTTTGAAGGAGAAGAACACATGATTAGAGACTTTGCCTTAATCATGCTAGGCGTAGCAATTCAGATGTTTGTTGGTTGGTTAGTAAACCAACATTACGGAGAAAAACCATGACAACCAAACCCGTATCACCGTTTGAGTGGAAGAAAAACAAAGAACCTACGGTGTTTGCCAAAGACCCGTACTTCCGTGGCTGCTACAAGACCACGCCAGTCAAGCACCCCGAACCCAACACCAAAGCAAACTGGAAGATATGAAATTCTCTCGACACCAAGCGATCCGTGAAGTGCTGCTGGAATCTGAAGACGGTATGACCGTCCAGCAAGTCGCAGACAAGCTGGGCTGCGGATACAAGTCTATTCAGAAGACGATGAAACTGATCTGGGGCGTCTACATTGACCGATGGGCCGTGCCCAAGCGCGGCCAGTTTGCAGCCGTCTACATGTGCGTCCCTGTGCCAGATCACGCCCCGCACCCCACGGAGCGTTACTTGCCTCAGACTATCTGGGTCAAAGCAGATGCCTCGACATCATTGACGCGCCTAGACCAGCCCCTGCCAAACGTGTCCCATGTGGGCAAGTCCATCATGTAAGACAGGCGGCGCTTGCAGTAGTCCTCGATCAGCGTTTTGGGGTCAAACGCTTTGACTGCTGCCAGCGTCTTGGGGCCAATGCCGCCATCCACCTCCACGCCTACGCAGGCTTGGAGCCACTTAGCAGCGCGACCAGGGCCACTATTGATCGCGGCGTCAAACACCACATAATCCACGCCAGCAGGCAAGTCATCGCCAAACACCTTGTCCCAATACTTGCGCTTGTACAGTGGCCCGACATCGTTGGGTGTCAGCGCACGCATAGCTTTCTCATCAACTGGGTGACCGCAATGTTCTTCCCAGACTGCCTTGGTGCAGCCAAGATTGGTCATGCCGCCAGGGTCTTTGGGGTTGTTGACAAAGCCGCCCTCATGGACAAGGACAGCGGCGAGAGCTTTGGGGAAGTTGTCTTTCATGGTCAGTGCTTGTGTGAGTTGCCAAAATAATACGACAAGATCAGCATGTTGGCTGCGTCCAAGCTACCCAGCATACGGATCACGATCTCGCGCATCCCATCAGGAATGGCATTGTTGAGCAGCAACAGGTTTACTGTGCCCCATAAGCCAAACATACCGATGGCCAGCACAGGCGTGACCATCTTGCTGTACCAGGGCGCTGCGGCGCTGGTGGCGATCTCCAACTCGCGTTTGCGTGCGCTATCACGATCGGCAGCATCCAGCTTGGCATATTCCAGTTCTAGGTCAGCCAGCTTCTGCGCCGCTTGTGGGTCTCCGGCAATTGCCTTCGCAACAGCCTCCACAGAGTCTGAGACACCAAACTTACCAGCAATAGCGGTAACAGCAGCACCACCGAGAGGGCCAGCAACGGCAGTAGCCAAAGCAGGTGCAATCCCTTTGAGAAGTCCGAGTAGTTCATCCATGATCTTCCTTAAAACGGCAAATAACTCAACGCCTTGTCCATTGCCCGTTTGGCAAGTGGTTCAGGCAAAACGTAAACGAAATCCAAAAACCACCAAATGCAGGCAACGTAACAAAACAGCTTGAACCACTTTTTAAAGCCTTCAATGATTTCCTGCATGATCTCGGAGTTGGTAAATACCAAATCCAACCAAACCAAGAAGTAAAACACCGGCAAGAGATGCCAGTACCGCTTCAATAGCCTGTTGTGTATCCTTCTTGCGCTTTGCCGCAGCATCCTTTTCACGTTTCGCAGCTTTGGCAAATTCGGCCTCCATCGCAGCCGCACGGGCCTTAATGTTGTTCCAGAGTTCCATGTGGTTAGGGTAGAACAACTTGTTTTTCAAGTCTTCTTCGAATTGCTTGTGTTTGGCAATGGCCATTTCAATTTCCATTGCTTTACCCAGCGCGGAACCTTTGAACGTGCCGTTCTTGGCTTCAACAACAACTTGCAGCGCGTTGGCCTTGGCGTCAAAATATCGGCCCAAAAATGGGCCAAGAGATTCGACATTTTGGGCGGTGTTTGCCGCTTTCTTTATCAGGTTAACTGCTGAGTTAACGGCGTCTAGTGCTTCAAACGGATCAATCATATTTTCCCCAATTCAGAGCAGACGCTAACCCAATAGGATGGTCTGCCAGCACCCCCTTTTCACGCTGGAGCGTTCGGGTTATTTATCGACTTTGCCGTCTAGTTTATCAAATATTTTGCCGAGCATTTCTTTGATGTCGCGCATGTCGTTGCGGTAGTCATCACGGGTGACGTATGTCAGAGGCATCGCACGCACATCAGTGTCCAGCCGTTCAATCGATCGGTAGATGTTGTTAAGCACCCAGCCGCCGAGGAAACCCGCCAAGCTGACGGCAATGTTGAATAAAACCTGAGAGTCCATTACTTCACCAATGCGTTTTGAATTTCTTCGCCATCTGGGCGCAACATGTTGCGCTGGAATGCCCGAGTCTTTGGACCCTGACCACCACGCTTCACAGGCCGCGCACCCAGTGCATCCTGCAACTGCTCGGCCAAATCCAACATACGTTCACGATTTGCAACAGCAGTAGATTTGGCACGGGCATCGGCTGCACGGGCAGCGATCTGATCAAAGGCTTGGGCCTCTTGGCGTGCCTTGGCAATTGCACTGTCAACCCATGCACGGTCTTGCATTTTGGCCACGATTGCTTTTTCATCCAAGGCTTTAAACCCAGGCATGATTTCAGACAAGTCAGTGCGCGTAGCTTTCCATGCAGCTTTTTCAGCTAGTGTCATGTCGAATGCTTTGCCGGCAGCCAACTTAGCGGCAGCCGATTGCAACGATGCGCCAGTGTTGGCCATAAACACTTCAGGTGTCGCACCCTTGACACCTTTGGCGATCTCAGGAACGCCTGTCAATGGGTTGATCTGCAACTCGACTGCGCCACTGGTTGGACGGCGTGCAGCAGCTTCAGCAGCCGCCTGTTGCGCTTCTGCCTGCTGACCCAGCGTGCGGGACATGTTTGCAGCCCTAACACGTTCGGCGGCCAAGGTCTCCATTGTGCCGCCATAGCCCAACATGTTTGCAGTCGATGGCACTTCGGGTGCAACTGGTGTGACCCGTGGGCCATACTGGTTGGGCTGCATCACAAAGTTAGGCGGCGTAAATGCCTGCTGTGAATAGTCGTAAGGTGTGAGCGCACGATTCTGTGGAATCGGCGCCATTGGTTCAACTGGTGTTGTGGCCAATGGGATGCGGCGATCGGCGGGGACAGCCAAACGATTTTGCACGCCAGGCTTGGCCAGCACATTGGCTGCCACTTCGCCACCTAGGCTGGTCAAGCCAGCACCGATCGCAGCACCCACTGGACCACCGCCCAGGGCAAAACCAATCGTACCGCCAGCGCCACCACGGCGCAGACGTTGGTACAGCAAAGGTTCTTTGGGCAAATTCAGATTGGCAATGTCTGGAAAGTTGCCGGCCACATTGGCCACATCAGCCAGCACACCTGTTAAAGGTTTACCTTTTTCGGCCAGCTTGACAATTTGCGATGGGTCAACCTGTTTGGTGGTGATGCCAGTGGCACGTTCCCAGTCATAGGTTTTGGCAATTGCAGTACGGGCTTTGCGAAAATCATCAAGCGCCTTGGGGTTCTTGATGTTGTTCTCAATCAGGTTTTCCAGTGCGTTGGCGATGCCCAAGTTGGCTTCGGCCACATCGATCTCAATGCCGGTGGCGTTGGGGTTTTTGAAAGTCTGGTTGGCGTCCTTGCGGAAGTCACGAATCTGGCTGACCACGTTGTCACCGGACAACCCTTCGGCTGTCTGATTCATCACACGGTCCACAGCAGCATTGACCTTGGCAGCTTTTTCAGGGCTGCTGGTTGACCGTGGGTCCAACTTCAAACTGTTCAGTTGTCCCAGCACATCATCAGACGGCTGCATGACGCCAATCTTTCTGATGGCATCATAAGGTGCGGTATGCGCCGCCCGAGCCTTGTCAAAAGCCTCTGGGGTCAATTGCGTGTTCTCGGGCAACCCAAGGTCCTTACGAGCCAAATCGTTCCACTTGGGCGCATTGGCTTCGGCCAACTTGGCGTTGACTTCAGACTCGCCAGTCAAACCCACCAGCATCTTGGTCTTGACGTTGGGGTTTGTTTTGGCTGGGTTGACTGCTACACCCAAACGCTGGGCAGCTTGGGCAGCCTCGATCTGAGGTGCGCGTGCCCAGTCAGCAGCAGATGCTTGTTGTGCCGCAGCTTCGGCACGCTGGGCCATCTTGGCTTGACCAAGGTCTTTGACCGCACGGCCAGCCGCAGGCAAGCCAGCACCAAGATCGGCCAGCACATTCAAAGGCACACCCTGCAGACCGGTGCTTGCAAGTGCATTGCCGATGTCACCGACATACTCTTGACCGGCTGCTGTGCGGGGTTGGTAAAAGTTGGCTTGCATTCTACGGCCAGCTTCTTCGCCTGCGCGGATACCGGCCTGCGTGCCAAATTTACCACTGGTGGCAGCACCGTAGACTTTTGAGGCTTCTACAATGGGGGCAGTTACCGCACCGGTAACCAATGCTGGGATCACCTCGGCAGCACCTGCCAGCTTTTCACGAAGTGTGTAATCTTTGGTGCGCACTGGGGCAGTAGCCGCAGGCACAGGACCACCATATCCAGGAATCTGGTCTACGATCGTACCGGTTTGGCGGGGAGTGGGCGTTGCAGTGCCTGGTTGCTCAAGCGGTGGAATTAACCCGCGATTGCGTGCTTCTTGAAGCAAACCAATTTTATCGGCAGGAAGAATACCTCGACGCTCTGCCTCAAGAAACATTTCAATGTCAGCCATTATTTGCCTCTCAATTCTTTCAGCAACTCGTCATTCGACATGCTACTGTAAGGATTTGCGGCAGGATTTGCAACAGGGTTTGCGGGAACATTACTGCGTTTCTTGGTTGTGCCTTTTTCCTTGTCGGTCAAATATTTGTCAAAGCCTTCCAGCTTGGACTTGATGATATCTGCGTTGTCCGTTTCAGTTGGCAAGAATCGGGCAAGTGTCTGTGCCTCGGCTGCCGATTGTGCTGTACCAGCACGCTCTTTAATCACACCCGACACCACGTTAAACAAGTACGACCGGTTGGTGTTTTCTTCAGGCGATGCCATGCGACCACGAAGCGATTCGGGCATCATGCCAGTGGTGTAACCAAACGCATCTGGAGTCTCAGTGATGGCTTTAAGCGCACCTTGAACAATCGACTTTTGTTGATTGATCGACATTTGCTCTTTACCTACGGACTCCGAAGGTTTAGCGGTCATTGGCTGAAAGCCGCCACCTGGCGCTACAGCCATGCGACCCGTGGGCACTTCACCTGCCTTGAGTTTGGATGGCAGTGCGACAATGTTGCCGTTGGCGTCTTCTTGATAAACCACGCCGGTGGCATCTTGAGCAAGTCGTTTTTGTTCAACAGCCAATCGTCCAGCAGCAATATCTGCATTACGTTGCGCAACTTTGTTTTGCTCAATTTGAGCAGCACTCATTGCGATGGGTGATTGACTTACTGTAGTTGGAGCACCACCAAAAGCAGGAATTGCAGACACGCGAGATGTTGCGCCAAGATTTTCTGTCACAACATGAGGTTTCATTTCACCCGCAGTTGCGCCTTGACTTGACAAGAATTTGATGCGTTCTTCAAAAGGCATTGCCAGCAAAGTTTGCTGAGTGGCTAATGCTTTTTGCTTTTCAGCAGGTGTAAATAAATCTGAAGCCTGAATATCTTCAGTATGCGCCATGATGTTGGCATCCGAGGGGCGGCTACTGATATCACGAAGTGCTTGGGACAGCAACTTTTGTTTCGAGGCTGCAGATTCAATTTTAGATTTGGTTAAATCTGCGGCAGCTTTTTGGCGTTCATTTTCTGATTTTAAAATTCCAGGAATGATGCCGCCCTGGCCACGTTGCGCCGCTTCACCCACCAATGCATTTACATCCAAACCACCGGTTGCAGGATTAAAATGTTTGGCATACAACTCGTTTTGCGTGTTGGCGGTTTGTTCAGCACGTTGAGCAGCACCAAGTTGGTATTGCGCCAAAGCGTTTTGATTTTGTGCGTTTTGAATTTGTGCGATTTGGCCGTATTGCGCCACTGGATTGGCAATTTCAATAGGTCGGACGCCAAGGGCGATAGATGGATCAATTGCCATGATTAAGGCTCTCCGTTCCAATTAAGACTGGTCATGCCAGTGCTGCCACTTGGTGAATACACATTTCCTGCGCCATATTGGCTAACAAGATTTTGATTACCACCACGCAACGCATTTAACAAATTGTTGCCTTGATTGTAATTAAGATAAGTGCCCAATCCACCAGTAACGGCATTTGCACCACCGACCATGCCAGCAGCTTGCGCTGCCGCACCACCAGTCAAATAATTGCCTACCGCATTAGCATTCGCAGCGCCAGCTTGACCCAATGTATTAGCGGTTGTTTGACCCACACCGGCCAATGATTGCAATGGGCCAAGGCGTGCTTGACGTTCAGCTTGATACCGGTTAAATGCGTTTTGATATTCTTGCGAACCCATCTCTTGACCGTAACCTTGGGCAGCGCGTAAAGCGTTGCCAGAGATCAAACCGCCACGGGCAGCAGCAGAAGCATCCAACGCACGCTGACCTTCCTTCAATCGAAAAGCATAACCAGGGTCTTGCGTAAACTGATCCATGCCAAACGGCGTGTAATCCGAAGCCGCTTCAAGTTTGCCCAACGCTCGTTGACCAGCTTGCAGCCACGGCATTTGATCTTGCCGCGTTTGTTGGTATTGCTGATTTTGAAGATCGGCAGCGCGGTTGGCGGCGTTAGCTTGGGTTGATGCTGCGTTACTGGCCGCATTTGAACCCAATAAAGAACTGCCAATAATAGCGGCGGGTATCATCCATGGCATATCAATTCTCCTGAAGGCACTGGGCCAATTCACGGGCTTGCGCGTCATCGCCAGCCACTATCAACACTTCATCAATTTCGTCTGTATCGGTGCAGTCGGTGGCGTGAATGCAATACCACACAACATCTGTGAGGGATTTTACGCCATGATGCTTATTCGCTTCAATGGTCAAACATGCTGGAGCGTCAATAATTCTGCGCTCCCCGTCAACCATCAGTTCAATTGACCCGCTGGCCAAAATCGACAAGTGGTCATGCTTGTGTTTGTGCTGGACAAGCACATGCCCCGCAGGAATGCGCGTTTCCTTAGCATACACACCGGCGGTGAAATGATGTTCAATCATGTCAGACCGACAGTTTAGGGCTGATCGCGCTGTCGGCCACTGTTGAGCCTTGCGTGTACTCAAAAGACCATTGCAAAACAGACGCCAGTTCTGTGGCTGGGGTCAGCCCAGTGAGCACCGAAGTGATTGTCAAACTGCTTGCTGTTGCACCAGACGCCACGCTAACGACCAAAGTCGAAGAACCGTAGGCGTTGTCGATGGCTGATATTTGAGTTACGCCGCCCACCATCACCGCCGCGCCGTAGCCACGGACGTTGACTTGGTACAACCTCGAAAAAGACCCAGGGAACCCACCAGCTTCCAAAGTCGTGAAGTTGATTGTCAAAACACCAGTCAGTGTCTGTACGTCTGAAGTCGCGCCGGTAGCGGATCGGCTAAACACAATCAAGTCTTGCGTCAAAGTAGACGTAAGCGGAACCCACTTAGACACAATCTTTTTGTGCTGTGGCGCGTAAGCAAAATAAGTCGTTGGGTTACCCAATGACGTATTGTTCATGCCGTTGATCTGGACGGGCGAATTTGCTACGCCGCCTACAGTCCAATTGTTTGTCCCGAAGTGAACAATGCCATCACTGTTGAAACTGTAAGGCGTAGTGCCTGCGCCATAGGTGAAATGGCAATTGTCAAACGAGGTGGAGTTTGTAGAACTGGTTTCGGTCAATAAAACGCCGCCGGTACTTTCAAAATAGCAACCGTTGAAGTTTAAGCTCCTAGGATTAACCACATCAATGGTTGTGTAGCCTGCGCTTCCACCAGCCTCAAATCGGCAGTTTGTAAAGTTGTTAACCTCAGAACCTGCGTGCAGATAAACACACGTTCTTGCGATGTTTAAGAATGAGCAAGCAATGAAATTATTGGCGTTTGCTGTAGATGTGTTTCCAGAAAAACCATAGTCAGCGTAGCTGAAAGTACAGTTTATAAATGTATTTACCTGAGCAGTGTTTGCGCTAAGGTTTGTGGCTGTCTGAAGTTGGAACACTACGTTTTCAAACAAGCACGATTGCATTCCAGTGCTTGCGGTAATCAGAAAACCGTATGTTCCACCGCTGAAAATTATGTTCTTGACCACCACGCCTTGGAAGGCCACAGAGTCTTTGTTGACGCATTGAGGCGCGGCAAGCGTAACGCTTTGGTTGTTGATCACTGTTCCGTTGTTGGCCGCGCCGTACAGAGTAATCCAGCTTGGAACTTGCAGTGATGTTGTAATGACGTAATAGCCAGGCGGGATGTAAACTGAGGCGCGTTGGTATTCACTCGTAGACGCAGCGTTCATGGCAGCTTGAATGCCGCAATAGTCCAGCGTCTGCGTCAACGCAGTCGCAAAAGGATAGATGGCTTGCCATTGGCTAAGTGTCCAGCCTGTCGTGTTCTGACCATTAAAGCTGGTAACACCACTCAAAGGCAAAGAGGTGTTGGACCCAACAGCGCCGAAATCCTTAACGCTGATCACTTCTTGCAGCTTCTGGTGAACGGTGCTTGCAACAGCGCTGGTCAAATTGCCTGCGGTATTGGACTGGCGAAAGCCAACTAACGCATCGCCTTTGGTCACATCGGTTGTATTAGCCAGATCGGCCTCAAATGCCACCAGCAACGCTGTGATGTAGGCTTTGATTGACTCAAGGCTGGTGATGTTGTCAACAGTCCAGATTAACGTGTCAGTCGAGGTTCTGAGGACAAATTTGTACGCTGCGGAAGTCAGCCAGATGTTGGCCTCACCTCGAGTGTCCAAAACGATTGGGTTGGTGTTAGTTGTCACACCAGCCGAATCAACATAAGTTGCCAACGGCGTAGTCGTACCAGCAGCATAGGTGTAGACTTTGCCACCCGCCAAAGGCTTGCCATCAGTACCAAAAAACTGAAGTTTTGGTGCGGGGGAAAGAGCAACAGATGTCATTTGGTATCTCCGATTAGGTCACTTGACGCCCAGAAACGCGAATGTTGATTGCGCTGGCAGTGCCTGCAATTGTACTGATAAAGTCACTTACGCCAAGCACTTGGCCGACAAGCTCGGGGAATGTGTAAACCTCGGATGCTTGGAGACTTTTTGTCTTGGTGATCAAGTTGGTATTGCCAGCAGTATCAGCGGCGGTAACCAAGTTCACGCTGATCGTAGCTATCGAACCACTGATGTTGGTGGCCGTAAATTTGTCAATGATCGTGGTGACGTTCGTTGAGGTGTACTGAGTTGTTTGGGTTGCCTCGGCGTATTTGGCCGGTACGAGGACTTTGACGGTGACTGTCATTTTTGCTCCAATGCCGCAATACGGGCTGTAAGTGAATCGATGGTATCAAGTGCTTTCTGCAAAGACATGACAGCCACGGCTAAAACAGAACGATCGTAGTAGCCCCAAGGCTTTCCTTCTTCGGGTTCTGGAGCAGCTTCAGGGCCAATAGCAGCATTGACGTTCTGGGCGTAAAAGCCTAGTTGCCGATCTTTGCCAAAGATTTCTTTCTTCTCGTCATTGTAGTACCAATAGCCAGGCTGCAACTTTTTAAGCATGGCATCGGGATCAGCCGGAATGCCATCTTTAACTTTCCACGTTTCGTCAGACACGGACGAAATAACGCCAGCCGCCGAGAATGTTGCAGCGCCAGCGCCATACGCGCTCATGGTCACAATGCCGCCAGACGCAATTCGCATTTTCTCACTGCCAAATTGCTCATTTATGAAAACCAAGGCGTCAGTAGAAGCTGGAGAGCCGACGCTCCATGCGCTTATTCCAGTTTGCGCCAGCCAGTATTTTGGCGCAGTTCCTGAAGCCGTTTGAACTTTATGTGTTGAGCCGTCAAACGTCAGTGCTGACCCTGTGGCCAGCACGCTTGAGGAACTTGCATACGCCACGCCATTTGCGGTAAACGATGTCAACCCTGTACCACCATTGGCCGTGGGCAGTGCTGTGCCGCTGTAGGTCAACGCCAAAGTACCTGACGATGTGACAGGGCTACCCGATACGGTAAAAATGGCAGGAGCAGAAAGCCCGACACTGGTGACCGAACCTGATATTGGCACAGGTAAAAGATTAAGCGCCTCAATTTGCTTTTGCATTTCGGCTATTTGCGACAACAAGCCAGTTGCGTAGTTTGTCAGGCCAGCCGCTTCAATTTGCTTGGTTAGCTCGGCGCTCAAGTCAACAGGCAAAGGTTGCGTGTCCACGTTCTGCGCCAGTGCTTGCAAAGCCGCATCGTAGGAAGCAACCAAAGATTCTGCGTTTGGACCAACATCGCTGTTATATACCGCAATCGCTGTGTTCATCAGCGATACAAAAAACAAGTACCAAGCGCGGTCAATCTGGCCCGAGCGTGGGTCGATTAACGGCACTCGCGGCGGCGTGACTGGTGTGGGCGTAGCGTTAGGGCTAGGCATTGGTTGGACTCAAAATAAGTTCAGCGCCCATGATGGCAATTTTCACTGGATCAGTGCCCGACACTTCATAAACACGGTCCCGCAGTTTGACAGTCATACCCAGACGCCGCCAAATCGTGCGATAGTAGTATTGACCAATCGCGCCCATGTATTTCCAATGTTCGTTGGACCATGTGTGGCCACCATCGTCCGACCAGCGCAGCATAACCCTGGGCGCAGGGTTCACTTGATAAGGTGTTTCATCAACCAAAAACGCATCGTTTTCAGTGGTAATGCCTTCGTTGTTCTGGGTAATGATGTAGGCGCTGCCTGCATCCACCGGAGCCATGTAAAGACCGGCTTCGGCATCCAATTGCAAACTGTGCTGCGCTGTGCGCTTTAAATTGTTTTCACCTTGGGGCAAAGCACGCCATGACCGCAGCCACTTTTGAATGCTGCCGTTGTCCGAATAATCTTCCAAGTCAAACGCATAAATGTTGCCGTTTTCAAAATCACCTACAACAATTTTGTTGTTGAATGCCATTTGGCAATTAGACCGGTGACGAGTAAATTGACCGTTGGCAAAACCCGCACGCTCATGCCAGGCTTGCGTTGCCGCATCGTAGACCCATGTGGTGTTGGCCGATGGGAAAACCAGCACATAAAAACTGTGGCCATCTTGCTGGTACGTGTACGCAATCGCGTCTGAAATAGTGGCGTACTGCTGAATCTGCCACTCAACTGCATGAGTAGAAATACGTACGCCCGAGTAACCGTTTGCGCGGTAAACGATGCCTTGTCCACGGCGATCGCGACCAAGCCAGAATAGACCGTTGTCCATTTTGGCCACCGAGTAAGGTGCGGCGCATCCAAGTTCGTTAAACGCGCCTTGAATGCGTTGCAACGGGAACCCCGAGCCACCAACGTCATACCAGACTTCTATCGAGTTTGTGCCAAAGGCCCACACTTCGCGGAAGTTGGATGCCACGGCCACCAAGCCGTCAGGAGAGCCTTCGGTGCTGGCAAAGTTAAGCGCGTTGATGTTCGTACCGTCCAACAAATCAGACACCCACATCAACTGGCTATTTGGCTGGTTAAAGACAAAATAGCCGTCCAAATAGCACACGGTCACAGCACCAGGAAAATCAGGGTCTGTGATCGCACCAAACACGCCTGTGGTGTTGTTGTAGATGTAGCTGGGACCATTGCAGGCAACAAACAATTGCGTGCCATTGTCGGCCATGCTGACAGGGCCAGTGCCACTGACAACGCCAAGCAACGTGGCTGTGTAGTCGTTGTTAATTTTGTAAAGTTCCAAACCGGAAACAACAAAAGCAGCATTGTCGTTAGAAGAAAAAGCCCACAACCCACGAATCGGACCAGTGCCGATTGTGTTGAGCAATTTCAAGCCTGGCGCTCGTTGCAGAAACGCAGGTTCTTTTCCGGCCTCGGGAACGATCTCGGGGAACAAGTTGACCATCCTGGCATCCGCAGCATTGACGCTGCGTGCCACATACGATGAACCGAGGATCGGCGTCTTCATCAATAGTTACCGGCGTAGATATTGAAACGCTGGCGATTAGCCACCATCGCGTATGGCATGGCCATCACATCGTCAGGGTTGTTGATGCGTTTCAAATCGCGCTTGCTGGTCATGGCAATGCGCTGCACTTGGGGGCTTGGTTCGACACCAAACTCGGGTGCAATTTCCATCGCCAAGTTGTAGGTAAATGCACGCAGATACCCTGGTGGGTAATACATGGCCGTGGTTAGATCAGCAGGCTGGTCCAGTTCTTGAACTGAAATCATGTGCCATTCCAAGTCTTGCGTAGGCTTGGGGTAAACGGTCAATGTGATGTTGGGAAAACCCATATTTACCCAGCACACTTGTGGGTAAGTGGATGTCACATTCTTGACAGCAATGCCATCGTATTGCTGCTGATTGATAAATTTGATGCCATACGACACGCCATTGGGCGCTTTGTAGTATGTCGCATCATCCATCAAAATAGGACGGTTGCCAATAAAGTCACCGGATGGTCCAAGATCACGGCTAATAAAGCCAGCAGGCCATGTGTAGACTTGATCTTGGGTGACAAATGTGGAAAGGCGCTCAGTATTCCAAGAGTCAATCATCTGATTGAGCGCAGTCAAACAATCGTTGGCTGTTTCTGTGGAAGGCAATTCGCCTTCGGCCAACATACCGATCAGGCGTAATGCTCGGTTAATTTGATCGCCAGCGGTATATGTTGCCATGCTCAGACTCCTTCAGTTTCCACCTTACGGGTGTATTTGCGCTTCGCAACGAGTGTGTTGGCCGCTTCTTCAATGTCTGAAGGCGTGTCTGGATTGTAGCGCGTCCAGCCATTTTTTTCATCGGCTTCGGCTTCAATATCCATTGTGGCCACTTTAGCGCCGTGAACAGGGTGTGTGAGGTAAATGACCATAATTTAAAAATGGGGGTGATTAGCCCCCATTTGGTTTATTGACCGTGAATGATCGCGTAGTTTAAAACAACGGCTTCTGACAGCGAACCACCAGAAATGTTGTACAAACTAAGAGATGCTGTACCAACACCGATAGACGAAACAAAAGCAGTATATGTACCAGCAGTTGCAGCGCCGCCAGATACGTTCACAATCAGAACGTCACGGGCAGACAGCAAGCTGTTGGTCAATGTAAAGCTAACAATTGCGCCAGCGGCTAAAGCAGCGTTGTTCATAGTAATCTGACCGTTGGACTTGTTTAAAGTCACGCCGGTAGATTTGCTAGTGAGTTGAGTCACTGCGCCTTGTGCGCCAGAAGCATAACCAAGTTCTTGGCTTGCGTAGCAAGTGGTGAATTCGGGGTCCGAATACGCCACACCGATTGCTTGAGTGTTTGACATAATTTTCCTTTAAAAAACAGGGGCCGAAGCCCCCGTTTAGGTTTAGGCAATTTTGTACACAGACCAAGCAGCATCGCCAGTCTTGCGGAACAAGAACTGAGCGCTTGATGTAACTGCAACAGCCACAGTGGAGTTGCCGCCGTCTGTCAAGCCAGTACCCATCGACAAAGTGACAGTACCCGAAGATGTGCCAATGTTGATGATGTTCAGGGTAAAAGTGCTACCAGGTTTTGCGCTGGTCACCACTGCGTCAATAGCAGCGGCGGTAGGCAAAGTGTAAGTAGCAGCGGAAGTGCTAGGGTTAGCAACCAAAAACTCGCCGGTCACTTGAGCAGCAGTCAAAGTTGCTGTCGAAGTAGCGGTTTGAGGAGTGGCTGCGTAGCCGATAGTCAGTTCGTTCAGGTTGCCGTCACCAAGTTGGTAACCGCCTGCGCCGTTAGGGAGAGCCATGATAATTTCCTTTCAAAGATGATACGAAGA